TGTTTCTCTACAGCCGCTGTCTGCTTAACAACCTGCGCTCGCTCTTTCCAGAGAGAGATAAGCTCATTAGCTGACTCGTAGTCGTAGTTCTGATCCGCTGACTGATACAGCTGCGTACGGATCTTGCTTGCGCCTACCCACTCTTGGAATTTAGAGTCAGAGAGAACTTCTCGCATGTCTGGATGAGAAGTCTGGAGAGAAGCTAGTGCCTCTTTCTTAGCCATCTCAGCCGTGACAACACGAGCATGCTGTAGAGTAGGATCGCTAGCTACTGCTCTAGCAATAGCCGCCTTCGGGTCAGTGAAGAAGTCAATGTCTTCGACTTCAGGTTCCGGTGCAGATTGCGCCACGTTACGGGTAACAATACTGTCCTGTACCATAGAGTCAAAAGCTTTCCTTAACTCTCCCACTTCCTGTGATTGTTTGCCCATGAGCTTTTCAAGATTACTGTGCATCTCTGCCAGCTCTGAAGCGCTTTTACCTTGATACTTGTCAGGAAGATCAGTAGCCTCAGGAGCCTCTACCTCTTGTTCAACGTCAGGAGATTCAGCCGTCGCTGCTTCCATCTCGTCAACCGTTGATACAGTCTCTTCTGGGTTCTGGTTGTCTTCGCCTTCAACTTCAAAGTCTACAATTCGTGCCATGTGATACTCCGTCCAATAAGGATTGTGGAATTAAAAGGTGGGTGCATTAGCGTTGTCCACCATTGATTGCCTTACGCTCGTGGTCTCTAGTCCACTTAATAGCAGCTCCGGGGAAATCCCCTGAAGCGCCATCAAGCAAAGAACGAACGGGGCTTATGATCCGCTTGGCCTCCCCGCCGCAATCGCACCGTACCATTGCGTCGAGTCTGTCAAACGTTTCAAATACTGTGTCGCAAGAAGAACAACGTGCATCAAAGATCTTACGCATCGTCTCCCTCCTGCATCTCTAAGTGCTTTATGTAGTTCTCGTATCCTACTATTTGGTGGAGGATATACAAGGAACCTTTAGCCATCCAGAAGGATTTCTCATCAGAGATGTTCTCAATCCGAGCACTCTCGATGTCCTCCTGCTTTGACTCAATAAAGTCTTTCCAGCCTTGAGACATGAACATATCTCTAGCGTCTTCATAGAATTTCATTTATCATCCTTCTTGACACGCGAAAGAACTGGCTTGGCCTTCTCGGCTTCCAGCTTATCTATTCGTGCCTCTAGGACTTTAAAGACTCCGTTCATCTGGGTGATTACGTCTTCTAGTTGGCTGGTCTTAACAAAATCTTTCATAACGATTATCCTTAGGGTCGTTAGTTAAAGCCTCAGGTTAGAGGCCATGTTGGTGTGCCTGTGTTATCAAGCACTCGTTTGCGGGTAAATCCATTGGAATCCTCAGTGATCTCGACCCTCTTCTGCGCTGGCGTCCAGCCAAGCATCAGAGTCTCGTCATCGTCCGATACAATCCCTTGAGTGGTTGTGCCATTCTGAGAGCGTATCGTTGGCTTCAAGGTCGGGTTGGCATTCTGAGCAACCACCGTAATAGGCACATCAGCTACGATATAGCCGGGGTTTAACTGACCTTCTAACTGAACCACCGAGGGATCAGAAGCAAGTGCTGTCTCGTTAGCTACCATGCCAGCACACGGGATGTATTGATCCTCCGGTGCCGTTGGAGCTATACCCTGCCCTGTGGTGCCTCTGCCTAGCGGTACTGTGTAGGCTAAGTCAGCAACGCCTGTCGCTGTGTTCCACTGGTAAATCCTAGCGGTTCCCTCGTAGGGACTACCGATAGCAACACCTGAGTTACCTCCGTCACCTGAGTCATCAATAGTGAAAGGCTGAGCTACAACCTGAGACATAGCGCTTACAGGAATCATAGGCGATGCCTCAAGACCCGCTGAGTCAGCACCAGAGTACGCTGATACCAGACCTGCTACCCTTAGGCGTGTACAGCCCCTAGGCTCGTAGTCCGAGTCGTTTGCGCCTGTGCTGCCACCAGCGTCGAAGTCTACGGGAGAGCCGGGGTTTACTGTTGGGAAGTCCCCAGTCACACCATCACGTACGTAATACTTAGACTCCGTACCCGCATAGGGCGCACTCACGAATCCAGATCGCGGCCATGTAATACCGTCATTAGTCAGCGGCATAACGAGACGTGCGTCGTAGAATCGTTGACCAGCATCTGCCGGATCACCCACTTCTAAGGCCGGGTTAGTTCCCATGTTGGCTTGAACACACGCCATAACAGGGCTTGTAGCTTCGATTAAATACTCGCCGTTAGCGTTACTGTAGTAGTAGCAAGCCTCAAAGGGGGCTAAGTCTCTAGGGGCTTGACCTCCAACTTCGTTGCCGTTTCTAGTGAATGTCACCGTAGAGGGGAGAGCACCGTTAATAATCGTGATCTGCCCTGTGCTGGCACCCGATCCGGGGAAGCTTTGTGAGTTTCGGAAGCAGTAAACAAACGTACTTGTGAACGCCAAGCCTAGACTTAGCAGCGGCATAGGGCTTTCGTTACCGCCCTGAACCTGTTCGCTAACGCCATAGAAGCCTTGAGTGGACGTTATGATTGCGCCGGTACTCAGACCCGTAAAGCAGATAGGTTCACCTGCACCCATGAACTCACGGTACAGCACGGTAGCACTGTTGAAGTCAGCACCACTGGCGTAGACTTCAACCACGTTACCACCGCCTAAGCTACAGCCTTGCACCTTACCTGTGTTCGTAGGGCCAACGGCTAGTACCGTCTTAGCGGGTTGTCCGTCTGCTGCCAGTAAGCCTTGCTCTACCGCTAGACCTGCACCCTTGGAATATCCTAGGGCTGTGGCCTCTGTACTGAAGCCTGTTCCTGATCCAGAAGGACCCGGAGGGCCCTGAGGACCCATTAGGCTCCCGCCTGTAGGTATCCAACCAGAAGGTCTCTTTAGGTAAATAAAACCACTAGTACCATCTAGGTAGTAGTCGTTGTTGTCTCCTATCTCAGCACTCGGTGGACCTGCGTCAGTAAACCACTTAGTACCGTCAAGTCCGGAAGGTCCTTGAGGGCCTATGCCTCCGGTGTCTCCGGTGTCTCCCTTAGGGCCTATGCCTCCGGTGTCTCCGGTGTCTCCCTTAGGTCCAGTGTCTCCGGTGTCTCCCTTAGGTCCAGTGTCTCCGGTGTCTCCCTTAGGTCCGGTGTCTCCGTCGTCTCCCTTAGGTCCTTGAGGTCCGGGGTCTCCATTGTCTCCCTGAGAGCCTCCGTTCGGTCCTTGGCCTGCCACCACCACCGTATGGCTCTCAGAGGCCGTAGAAAGCCCTAGGGGGAACTCTACGACTTCCTCGGTGCCATCGGTAAGGGTAAAGACTAGATCCCCGTCAGCGGCCTGTGAGACGCTCTCAACGCCTACTCCAGTCTCGCCAGCAGGGCCATCCGCACCGTCAGCGCCCTTAGGCCCATCAGATCCTTTGTCTCCCTTAGGGCCTTGAGGGCCTTGCTTACCGGATGAGCCTGCGTCACCCTTAGGACCTACTGGCCCCTTAGATCCTGCAGGCCCGGAAGGTCCCTCCTTCTTTGTTACTTCATTGAGCTGCTGCTGGAGCCGCTTGAGAAGGGCCAGCATTGTTAGTTGCTCCATTGCTTAGTCCTTGTTCTAGTGACTTGATGAGTTCAGCTTCTGCTTTACCCTTGGCTCCTTCGAGTTCGATGTCTTGCTTCAGCTGTAGCTCTTGCTCTTTGAGGAGCATCTCGCTGAGTCGTATCTTTCTCTCGAACTCTTTGTCGTCTGCTGCGCCGTCGCCGTCGATGTCCGAATACTTCATGGTCATCTCTTGCGGCATGAGCTGCGTTTCTACGTGGTTCTTCTGCGCCCGTGATCCTGCTTCCATGGATTGAGCAGTAAGCAGATCTATCTGTCCCTGTATGAGACCCATCTGTGCTTGCTGTTGCTGCTGTTCCATTTGCTGCTGCTCAGGCGATGGCCCTTGCTGCCCGGATTCGATAGCGGTTATGAGTTCCTCTCGGTTAGAAACGTTGAGGTGATCCACAATGCCCTTGACAATAGCAGCATGAGCAGGCGACTCAGGCGGTATGACCTGTAGTATCTGACTCAACTGAGCTACCTCGTACTCCCGCGCCATAGCGCCTAAGGAGCTGAAGGGAACAAAGGTGTAGTCCACTGCTGGGTAGTTCTCGGGGTCGTACTGCATGTAACGGTACGCTGTCTTACGGATGAACGGTATCAAGAAGTTCTCTTGGAAGTTCACTAGCGTACGTTTCTGTCGCTTAATGAGCGCCCCTTGGGACATGCTCATGCCAGCAGCGGTTACGTCATTCTGTACCTGAGCCATGCTCTGGTCGGCTGATCCCGTTGCTTGACTCACCATCTGCTGGAGCTGTGCGCCCTGCTGGAAGGTGATAGCATTGAGGTTGCCGAACGTAAGGGGCTGGAGTACCTCGGCGGGGTTACCGTTAGTGAGTAGCATCCGTCCGGGTCGTACCTCTAGCTTCTTGTCTCTAGGCATACGGCTGGCATCTACTGCCATCATAGGATGCGTAGTCAGTGCAAGTGCGTCGATACGCGCCCGTAGCTCAGCATCTAAAGCCTTCTGGCTCATGTATGCCTTCTCACAGACACCCCGGCCATGGAACTGACTAGGTACAATATCCCACTGGAAAGCCACAATAGGACGATCCTTACACATATAGGGGCTGGGCATAGCCTTAAGGATTGTCTCCTCGTTAGCTAATACAACAACGGATTCTATGTAGTGACTCTCTTCTTCTATGTCTTCCTCGTCAGCGTGCTCCAGTAGTAGCTCCCTTGGGACCTTACCGTACCACTTAGTCAGACGGATCTTGTCACCCTCTTGGGATTCCATGGGGTCTATCTGTATCTCTGTATCTGTTACTGAGTTACCTACGTATACGTCTAAGTATACCCCTTGCTCCTGTAGCTCCTCAACAACGTGCCGACTAACGAACTCATCTACCGCTACGCCGAGTGCGTCATCTACGTTGGTAGCGTAAGGATCAATCAAGAAGTTCTTAGGCATTACGGGGTTGAGTTTAACGAGAGGACGATAGGTTTCCTCAACGCCGTACTCTGTCATTGCGCCGTCCATAGTAGGACGCTCAGATGGCTTGAGTTCTTTTACCTCGTCCAGAACGATCTCAGCCATGCCTGTGCCGAACACTGCTGCGTTCACAAGTACCTCAGCAACAGAGGAGCGTATGCGTCCTAGGGCGAAGTCATCGTGTAGTTTGTTCTTGAGGTAGTTAATATTAGCCAGTGCCTGTGGGTTGTCCTGTTGCTCTACCGCGTCTCTGATGTCAAAGAGCTTCCCTCTTCCGAAGGTGGCTTCTTCTACCTCTGCTACGTTGGACTCCACCGCCTGCGACGTAGCAGGGGCAATGAGCCGAGACCTCTCTGTGTCTCTTGAGCTGTCTTGCTTAGCCCACTGGTTACGATAGATACGCATGTACTCGTCGTGCTTCTCAGCGTAGTTAGACTGGTAGTGGTCTCGGTACTCTTGTACCTTAGCACTGACCCAAGCTGCTAGGTCTTCTTTGTGTCCTTCTACATCGTCCTGAAATATATCATCCATAGTTAGTATCCTGCGACATCATCGAATGGCTCGTAGTCGTCTTGGACGTCTAGGCCGCTGCTATAAGGGACTTGAGCCAGCTGATCAATATAAGCAAGGGCATCAAGTAAGTCATCGTGTACGAGTTTAGAAGGAAAGGCTGAAGCTTGATCCACAACTTCGAGGTTCCAATCAGCTCGTTTAAATTCAATCTTGTCATGCTCTAGTCGTCCCTGTAAGGCCCATAGTATTCTGTCTTCTTTCTTCTGGTTACCATGGGACAATAGCTCGATGTAGAAGACTCTGGCTGTTCTTCTCATTATGTCTTGTAGTGGGGACATCACAGCCTGTTGTGCAATGCCTCTCTCTATTCCGACCTTAACGGGCTTGTACTTAGCGACTGCCTCGAATATGTTCTGGGCTGTCTCGTCTAGACTCCACCGACCGTACTTGATCTCCTCTACAAACCACGTGCCTCTGTAGTCTACAGCAACAACAGCCATAGCTGAGTCGTCTCTTCGCTTGGTCTTGTTGCCTCTGTCTGTCTCGAATCCAGCTAAGTCCAATGCGATGTAGTAATCATAAGTTTCTTTAGGGAGTTCGTTGTAGTACTTAAAGGCCTCGGGATCGAAGTACTCAGAACCCTTAGCATCGAATGATGCCTCGAACTCCTGACGGTACTGCCACCCAGCCATAGTCTCCTTGGCGGCTGCTAGCTCCTCGGGGTCAAGCAAGGGGTTGTCTAGCGACGTCAGGTGCCATGACTTCCAGCCTGTCTTATTCGTCTCTCCATTCTTGTAGACGTCATAGAAGCTGTTACGTCCCTCTGGTGTGGAGATGAATAAGGCTGTACCCTTACGGTCTGCAAGAGCTGGCCGGAGAATAGTATCGAAGACTCCCTCCTTGTGGAATGCGAACTCATCTAGGACTAAGTGCTTTAAGCTGTAGCCTCGTAGCGTGTCGGGTCTATCACTACCTTTGAGGGCTATCTTATTACCACCAGCTAAGACTACTTCTAGATTGTTCACGTTAGAGGATTCAATAATATCCCCGGCCAGCTCAAACAGCTTATCCCACATCAGGTCTCTTGCGAGTCCCTGAGTAGGCCCTACGTACATGACACCGCCGGGGTTACCGTCCAGTGCCGCTAAGATAAGAGTAACAGCCGCGAAGTGTGTCTTACCACATCGACGACCAGCAGCGATTACCTTAAATCGGGCCGGGTCGTTAGCGACCTTCTTCTGCCAAGGAAGTAGGCTCAGGTCTAGGTTCGCCATAGTTTCTCCTACGTCGTGTTAAGGTAGGCCATCCCTGTTGGGTTGCCTTTTAGTATTTGTATAATCTCTTGCTCTGTAGCTCCCATAGCTCGAGCCTCATCTATCAGCCTACGCATGTCGTCCTGAAGCGCTGGCTGTCCGTCTGCTATCTGTCTAGGAGATATTAAGTACTTGTCAGCTCTTGACATCCAACCATTTAAGAAGACTGACTGACTAGGATCCTCTTTAACCTTACGCTTTATCTGCTTCTTGCGTTCCCTTACGAGCTTATTGTTTAGCTCTACGGGGTCAACAGAGGCTAGCTTCTTTCGAGTCTCAGGGCCTGCCTTTCCGTCTACCTTAGCGCCTGTAGCTCTCTGTATGATTGCTACAGCGGAGGGTTCTCCTTCCTTGACGAACATATCAATGATCTGTTGGTAGGCTGGATGGCCGCTGTCGACACCTAGTTTCTTCTCGGCAGGCTGTATGTATTCTTCTTTGTATATTGCAACTGCTTCTTCTATGGGAAGCTCTTGCATGTCTTGGGCTGTAGGTGGCCTGCCTATGAACTTCTCGTACATCCGACCACTAATGCCGTGGTTTGTTCCTACTAGGTCTCCCTCGCTGTTGTAGTTCCCTTTGTCTTCTTTTATTTGCTGGTAACCGCCCTCGTTCTCTAGGATGTCAACAACAACAGGATCTGCCTCAGGGGCCTCAGGGGCCTCAGGGGCCTCAGGGAGCGCGGGAGCAATAGAATCTAAAGGGATCTGATGCCTCGTATTTACAGTGGCGTCTAGAGCGCCTTGAGCACCCCGCAATCGTATCTCTTCTTCATCATTACGTCTGCGGTACTCAAGCATTGCTGCTTCTCTTTCTTCAGGAGTCATCCTCGACCTCTCCGCTAGTTCCGCTTATAGTTACTCCGGCAGCAGGAGCATCACTAAGACCAGTAATATTGATACTGACCTGATTGTTCGACTTACCATCGAAGGTAAACCCCGCTGATGGAAGGACACGATCCGACAATATCTTCATAGCTACAGCTTGGTTCTTGTGTTCGTCATCAAAAGCTGTGCTGAATAGCTTGTCTATTAGTTTAGGTGACCCCGGATGTAGAAGCAGTCGCTGTCTGTACTCCTTGATTGCTGCTGCTTGCTCTCTTTTAGTCATTAAGGTAGTAGACTCTAGGTCTTTCTTACTGGGCCGACCCTTCTTAACTTCTTTCGACTCCTCTTTCGACTCCGACATACTAGATTCCTTAGCTGTAATGTAGGCAGCATACTCCATAGGGACGGTGCTAGGGGTCTTTTCGACCACGACGAATCCGATCTAGACTAGAGACTGCCATTGTTGGGTGG